GATTTATAACGCTACTTCTGATTGTTGTTTTGATATTGTACTACTTTGGATAATAATGATTATCACAAGTTTCGATAATCATTTCTATGATGAGGACGATATCAAAATAAACCGGCTGCCTGCCGGAGAGAAAACGTCCGTATCATCCTCCGCCAAACCTGTGGAACTCACCGAAGAAGATAAGAAAGCGGCACGTGACAAAGCAATCGCACAGCTAGCGGAAGAACAATACCAGACACTCAGGAAGAAAAACGTCCGAAAGAAAGCGGATGATAATGTCCAACAAATGAGCCTGTTCTAATCATGAAACCGAGAACGAAACTTGAGAAACGTGTAACCGGACTAAGCGGTAAACTGTCCACCGTTACCGAAGTACAAAAAGAATGGGCGAAAGAACATATATTCACCCACGAAGCATATAGGTGCAAGGATGAGCTATGGTGTTCCGAGTGCGGCGGAACATGGATAGACACAAGCAATAGCGAGCTGGGAGCCACCCTGCTCGGTGATACAACCGAATGCCCGTACTGCCACCACAAACTGGACGTAAAGGTCAGCCGGAAACGAAAAGTCGAGGAAAAAAAGTACATGTCCATCTTACAGACCGCCGGAGAGTTCCAGATCATAAGACATATACTATGCTGCAAGTACGTCAGAAAAAGGAATTTTGATTTGAACAGCAGACAGGATTATATTCACTATACTTTCTTTGAAGTGGTTCAGGAATGGATCACCGTCGAGGGGAAACGCACCATCATGGCAAAACCGATGAATATGGGAAGCAGCGGATGGATATATTCGGAACCACTGAGCATAAAGGGTGAATACGGCAGTTACAGCTGGAATTATCGTGGAGACCTATATGCGATATGGGGATGGATATATCCAAGAAAGAAACTGATCCCGGAATTGAGAAAGCGGGGAATCGGGAAACGTTTCCCCGATGTACCCCCCTCAAAACTTGTACGAGACCTTCTGAAAGGTGGCAATGATGCGGAATTATGTATCAAGACCGGACAGACGGATATGTTAAAGCACATGTACAAAACGGGCTATTACCAACTCCGATATAAACCGTCCTTCAACATCTGCAACCGCAACCGTTATATAATCAGAGATGCAAGCATGTGGAATGACTATATAAGCCTGCTGTCCTATTTCCACAAGGATCTGCATAACGCCAAATACGTATGTCCCAAAAATTTAAAAGCCGAGCACGACAGATTACTAAGAAAGAAAAATGAAATTGAGGCAAGGCAAAGAAGGGAAAGGGACAGAATAAAGGCTATCCAAAAAGAAAAGCAGCTCAAGGAGGATATAGCATCATTCTACAACCGGATGGAAAGATTCTTCGGCATGGAAATCAAAGGCGACGGTATAACCATCCGTCCGCTTGAAAGCGTAACCCAGTTCTACAAGGAGGGCAAAGTCATGCACCATTGTGTATACGCCAACAGGTATTACAGACGCAGTGAATGTCTGATCATGACAGCCATAGCCGGAGAAAAACATGTGGAAACCATCGAAGTGAATCTTAAATCGTTTCAGATAGTACAGTCAAGAGCCGTATGCAACGGAACATCAGAGTATCATGACCGCATTATCCGGCTGGTGGAGAAGAACATGAGTTTAATCAAAAAAAGAATAGCATAATGAAAGATTATATAGAATTTTTAAAAGACAAGATGGCAATCAGCCATCAGACAGGATTTGAAGTTAAGGCTGATGAACTTACCCCGTACTTATATCCCCATGTGAAAGATACGGTACGTTGGGCTGTTTGCGGCGGTTGCAGGGCGATATTCTCCAGCTTCGGTATGCAGAAGACCGTAACCCAGTTGGAGATACTGCGGATAATCCTGAACCGCACAGGAGGCAAAGGGTTGATAGTTTGCCCCAAGCGTGTAGTAGTGGAGTTCCTGACACAGGCCGAAAAGCATCTGGGCATGAAAGTGACCTATGTACGTACTATGCAGGAGGTGAAGCAATGTCCGACCAATATCATGGTGACAAACTATGAGCGTGTCCGTGACGGCGAGGACGGAGTAAGAATAGAACCTTCTTACTTTACCGTTACCTCATTGGATGAAGCGAGCGTGTTACGTGGATTCGGAACCAAGACCTATCAGGAGTTTCTTCCTATGTTTGCAGAAGTTCCGTACAGGTTTGTTGCCACTGCCACACCGTCACCCAACAGATACAAGGAGCTGATACACTATGCCGGCTACCTTGGAGTGATGGATACCGGGCAGGCACTTACAAGGTTCTTCCAGCGTGACAGCACGAAGGCGAACAATCTTACCCTCTATCCCCACAAGGAGAAGGAATTCTGGTTATGGGTAAGTACATGGGCGTTGTTCCTCACCAAACCGTCTGATTTAGGTTATCCCGATACAGGATATGAGTTACCAGAGTTACGGGTACATGAAGAAGTCGTGAGTGTGGATAATTCCACTGCCGGAGCCGACCGTGACGGGCAGGTGAAAATGTTCCGTGAGGCTGCTCTCGGTCTGGCTGATGCTGCAAAGGAACGCCGGGACAACATGCAGGAAAAGATTGCCCGTGTGGTGGAGATAATCAATCGCCCGGAAAACAAGGATGACCATTTCCTTTTATGGCACGACTTGGAGGCTGAACGTGAGGCACTCTGCAAGGCAATTCCCGGATGTAAGGCTGTGTATGGCTCGCAAGATGATAAGGAAGCGGATAAGGTAATAGCAGATTTCAAGGACGGCCGTCTGAAGTATCTGGCCGCAAAACCGGAGATGCTGGGTGAGGGTCTGAACTTCCAGTACCACTGCCACAAGGCAATCATGTTCATCGACTACCGTTTTAATGACAAGTTCCAGGCGATAGCCCGTATCTACCGTTTCATGCAGCAGCATCCGGTTGACCTCTATCTGGTCTATGCAGAAAGTGAGGGAGAGATATACAAGAGTTTCATGCAGAAGTGGGCGCAACACCGCCAGATGGTAGCCAGAATGACCAATATAGTCCGCAAGAACGGTTTGTTCGGTTTACAGGCAGAGGAAAAGATGATGCGCTGGATGTTCGCCAGTCGGGAAGAGAAGTCCGGCAAACTGTGGAAAGCTATCAATAATGACAATGTACTTGAATGTCAGAAGATGGAAGATAATTCAGTAGACCTGATTGTAACCAGTATCCCGTTCTCCAACCACTACGAATATACGCCTACCTATAATGATTTCGGGCATAATGAAGACAACGGCAAGTTCTTTGAGCAGATGGACTATCTCACCCCGGAGCTTATGCGTATTTTAAAGCCCGGCCGGTTGGCCTGCATCCATGTAAAGGACCGTGTACTGTTCGGCAACGCTACGGGTGACGGTATGCCCACCATCGACCCGTTCAGCGAAATGACAGTGTTCCATTATCTGAAGCACGGGTTCCGCTACATGGGGCGTATTACAGTGGATACGGATGTGGTGAGGGAGAACAACCAGACTTATCGGCTTGGATATACAGAGATGTGCAAGGACGGTTCAAAGATGGGTATCGGTTGCCCGGAATATGTTCTTCTCTTCCGAAAGTTGCCTTCTGATACCTCACGAGCCTATGCTGATTTGCCGGTGACAAAGAATAAGAGTGAATACTCGCTTGCCCGTTGGCAGATAGATGCCCATGCAAGTTGGAAATCTTCTGGTAACTCTCTATTGAGCTATGAGGACATGAAAGGAGCCGGAATAGATAAGATACGCCATCTGTTCAGGAACTACGAACGTGAACATATATATAACTACGAGGAACATGTATCATTCGCTGAAGAATTGGAAATATACGGAAAGCTGCCTAAAACATTTATGGCCGTTGACCCTGTAAGCAAGAAAGATTGGATATGGGATGATGTCACCCGTATGCGCACGCTCAATACCAAGCAGTCACAGAAGAAACGGCAGAACCACATCTGCCCTTTACAGCTCGATATTGTTGAAAGACTGATTGAACGGTACTCAAACAAGGGTGAGTTGGTGTTTGACCCCTTCGGAGGTATCGGCACAGTACCTTATTGTGCCATCAGACTGAAACGTAAGGGATTATCTACTGAACTAAATTATGACTATTGGAAAGACAGTCTTTCATATCTGTATGAGGCGGAGATGGAAGTTAGCGCACCCACATTGTTTGATTTGATGGACAGTGCCGTATGAACATCTATCATACAGAACCTAGATTCGACTGCGAGAAATTCGCTCCATGCGGGCGCATCTCCCTGCACAAATGCCGGAAGTACAAAGGCAGACTGGATGAATGCAGGGGATGTACGCTTGTACACCGTAAAGCCAAGACGGTTGCCGGTACGGAAGCCGGAAGAAAGGTTTGTCCGCATTGCGGACGTTCCCTTCCGCTCCACCGGTTTTATAACAGGACTGTCAGATGTGGGGATAAGGAATACCGATGTCTCACCTCCTGGTGCAAGATGTGTATGAGTGAAGTCGCAGCGGAAAGAAATCGTAATAATTAATTTAAAAATCCAATGAAAAACGTAACGAAAATAGCCAAGAAGTCCGCAGGGCTTAGCCAAAAATGCTCGATTTGCCCACTTATGCAAAGATGCACTTTAGAAATCCATAGAGCCTGTTTTGACAGCTTTGTAGAGGGTTTCAAGAAAGGGGCCAGAGCTGCTGAAAAAGAAATAAACAAGAAATTCAAATCGAGATAGAAATGAACAAGAAAGAGCAGCAAGCAATAGACTTCCTTCGCAGTATGGAACGTGACGATCTGCTATCACTCGGATTCTCAGGAGGTAAGGATAGTGTAGTTATACTTGACCTAGCTGAACGTGCAGGCATTAAGTATAATGCGATCTACGCTAACACCACAGTAGATCCACCGGGCACGATTAGCTTTATAAAGAGACACTATCCGCAAGTGAGGATAATACACCCTGAAAAGTCATTCTTTCAGTTAGTTGAAGAAAAAGGACTTCCTTCACGGCTCCGACGATTCTGTTGTGAAAGACTGAAAGAAAGATATGGTATCGGCAAACGTAGTATTGAAGGAATGAGAGCTGCCGAAAGTAGAAATCGAAAAGATTATGAGCCGGAGCAGTGTGATACAAGAAAATGGATGAAAGGCGCAAAGCATATTCTTCCTATCCTCACATGGACAGAAGAAGATGTTTGGAGCTATATTCGAAAATACGGATTACCATATTCAAAGTATTATGACGCTCCATATAATTTGAGCCGTCACGGTTGTGTCGGCTGTCCTCTCTGCAATTACAAGCAGATGCAATTAGAGTTTAAGATGTTTCCCGGTTATGCTCAAAGAATGATAATAGCCGTTGAAAGATATATGAACACTCACCCTAATGGGTTTCTTGCTCGCAACTTTGCAGACGGTTACGAAGCTTTCTATTACTATATAAACGAAATACCTATTGCGGATTTTCATGAGCAAAAGAAAGGGTTATTCAGATTTAGCGCAAGGGAAATTATTCGAAGAGAAATTTTAAATCAATTAACGTAATACGATATAGAAAGGAACTAATATGAAAAGTCAATTTATTCAAGACGTAGAGGCATTTGCTAAAGAAATGGCAGTACGCCTACCTAAGACTCATGAAGGTGGAATTATAATAATGGCTACCGATAACAATGACATAGCGAAGTGTATTATAGCCAGACCATCGCATCTAAAAGAATTAGTTGAGCACATGCTAACTGATGAAAAAATACAAAGCGATATTTTGGAAATCATATCAGAATACGATAGTGAATAACCCTCAAAACAGGAACAGAAATGAAAAAGACTTTTAAACAATGGGCTAAACAGGATAAAGATTTGGATGTTTTTTGTGCCCAGGTGATTATATTGACGAAAGGTTATACAACTACATAGCGGATATCATACCTCCTGCATATTGCTCAAGAGACCTTATGCAAAGATGCGATGCCATTAAAAATGAAGGCGATGTATTATATTACATCACAGTGTACAGAACCGATGATAATCAGTACTTATATCTCGGTGTTTTACCAGAATTTAAACAGATTAGAAAATAGTAATTATTGCATGGACATAATGATTCTATTCTGAGACAACCTATGAGTATCTGTTGAAACACATACAAAACATTTTTTTGTGTCGTTAGTACTCAAGTGCCCCACAGAATGATTATCTTTAAATAATATCCCTTCCCTGTTAGTATAAGCAGATAGAATCCTAATGGATATACTATTGATATCTAAGTCTTTAAAATCTGGTAATCGATAAGATATCGTTATGCTTTTTTGCCCTTTTTCAAAAAGGGTAAATGGAGTTATCCCATCACAAATGGATGCATGGTTTTCCTTACTATAATGTCCCAGACTATTTGTATCTAATAAAATAGATGCATTGGTGATAGTAGCAGTTTGATTTCCTATGTTTGTATAAAGAAGACAAACTTTTAATTCGTTATTTTCAATTAGAGCACCAGATATAGTTAAAGCAATCCCTTCCGTTTTCTTAAAATATTGTCTATAGCAATTATAGACAGTAACCGATACAGCGATGATAGATAAAAATAAAGATACAATATCCATAATTACGAGTTTTTGCAAACTTACTAATAAAAACTAACATTCTAATAATAAAATGCAAAAAAATAAGTGGAATAAAGAAGAAAGGAGAATAACCATGACCGAAGAACTTGTAACATTGGAAACAGCAAAGATGCTGAAAGAGAAAGGGTTTAATTGGAAGTGTGAACACACAATAAGTTGCGATAATATTATTAGAAGATACGACATTCCGCAAAGTATGTCATGTTGTACGGAAATAGATAACGAACCAGTTGAATTTTTGTGTCCAGTGTTGTATGTTGCCCAAAAGTGGCTTCGTGAAACTAAGAACCTGCATATCGAAATATCCTATATGTATGGAAATTATTGGATATATGATATACTAACAATTCCTAACCATGATTTAGTAGGATTGTCTGACAGACCTATTATCCGTTATAATACCTACGAGGAAGCACTTGAATCTGGATTACAGGAAGCATTAAAACTTATATGATTATGAAAACAATATTATTTACAATTATATTTATTATCGCCCTATTATGGGTTGGAGATCTCACAATTACATTTAAGCCGTTTTCTATATCACTTCCCGGTTGGTATAAGCCTGTAGGTATCATCCTGTTTGTGTTGGCAATGGCGGTATATAACATTGGAGAATACGCTAAAGGGTATAAGCATGGTTTCGATGATGGGATAAAAAAATGTGTTGAAATACTTAAAAAGAAAAATCCATGAGCAAACTATATAAAGTAACCATTTTCGGGGAATCATTCCTAATCGGGTGGTTCCCTTTTTCTTCACGCTGGTATAACAAGCTAAAGATAATCAAACAACACATAACAAAGTATTGACAAGCCGTGTCAGTACTTTGTTTTCCTCATTTTTCCCCTTAGCTCCCTTATTAAGTACCTTCGTTTCTGTAACGCAAAAAAAGCAATTATGGAAATTATTTACAGAAAACTAGAGGAACTGAAGAAACTGGAAAACAATCCAAGAACTATTTCGGATGAACAGCTGGACAAACTTAAAGAGTCAATCCGAAACAATCCGGATTATTTCGAAGCCCGACCGATCATCCTGTCAGACCGTACTGGCGAATTGATCATTATAGCCGGAAACCAAAGGTATGATGCCTGTATATCGCTAGGTATGCAACAAGTACCGACCGTTCTTATTCCCAACCTGACCGAGGAAAGGGAACGTGAGCTAATCATCCGTGATAACGTTAACAACGGACAATGGGACATAACCAAGTTGTTTGACTGGGATTGTAACGAGTTGCTTAATTGGGGTATGGAAGGCATCAGCTTTCCTGATCCGACAGATTTTTCAGAAGATATAGAAGACAGTCATAATGTACTCAAGAACGCAAACTATGAAGCCGGAGCTCATATCAAATATTTAGTATTTGAGGGGTATAAGATTCCAGTCAGTGAAAGCGAACTGGAAGCACTGAAAGCACGGGCTTCTGAATATTTGGATGAGAACGGTGTAATGGTTGGTTTTGTTAATAATCTACTTGGCTTATGATGGAATACATAGACATATCAATATTGAACCCGGCAGAATATAACCCACGCCTGCTCACTAATGAAGCACAAGAAGATTTAAAAAAATCCATCAAGGAATTAGGCATTATCAAACCGATCATCATACGTCAATCGGATAAACGTATCATGGCAGGACACCAACGTACAAAGACAATGAAGCTGCTTGGGTATACCCATGTTCCAGCCTTTATTCTTGATGGTGTAAACTCCACCGATGAAGTAAGGTTCAACCAACTTCACAACTATGCGGAATGTGAGTTGTCGGAAATCCAACCAGAAATCAATGTAAGTCTTCCTAAAGGAACAGAAGGATTTTATACTGTATCCAACAAAGATATCTCCATTCTTTCCAAAGGAGGAAACAACTCACGTGTTGTTGACCTTACGAAAATGATTCTCCGTTACGGCCAGTTTGCAAATGCCGTATGTGACCATACCGGGAAAGTGATCATCTCAACAGTATATGCCAAAACGGTAAAACTATTAGGTATGGACCTACTTGTATATGTCCTTCCAGAAGGGAAAGAAGAAATCGCGCTCAAATACTTCTCTAAGGAATATGGAGTGTTCGAGTATTCCCATCTGGAACGAAAGACCTATATACAGTCTTTTGCCCAAAAGGCACGGCTACGGCAAAAGAACGGGGTTCCAAGCAAGCGTAGCCATTCAACGTTGTATGAAACGCAGGTTATACCATACATCACCAAGGATATGCGCATACTCGATTTCGGTGCCGGACAAAAGGATTACGCAACCATACTGAAGAAAAAAGGCTATCTCATTGACGCCATTGAATTCTTCCACCGCAAAGATGGAGCGGACATCATTGATGAAAAGGAAATCAGGCAAGACTGTGCTTCCATATGCAAGACCTTGTCGGACTACGGGCTGTACGATGTGGTTGTGTGCGATAGCGTGTTAAACTCTGTGAACTCAGAAGAGGATGAAAAGAATGTCTTACTTTCGTTATCAGCATTATGCAAGCCCGGAGGAATGATATTCTGGTCTGGCATTCCGCTGCTGTTCGCCCAGAAATCATCTGAACGCAAGGAAACACACGACCATCGTTCTAAAGCCGTATTTCTTGACGCAAAGAACTTCACAGCCAACTTCCGTTTTGGTGAATGGTACTTCCAGCATTATCATTCCACAGCTGACATCGTCAGATTAAACACAGCTTACATCGGAAAGGATTTTAACATATTCGATAAAGGAATGAAGATAAGCCCAGAAAAAGAGTTAAGAGGTTCGTCATTTCAAATAGCATCAACCAACGGAAGGAGCGCAAGTAAGAGTGATTATCTGAAAGCGTTGCAATATGAATTCACACTTCATCTTCCCAATAATCGCAAATGGGATCTGGACAAAGAAATTATACCAATCTTTAAAACACTATAAACAATGGCAGCACCTAAAGGAAATCAGTTTTGGATGTTACGCAGCAAGCATGGCAGGGATAAACTCTTCGCCACGCCTGAAGCGTTATGGGAGGCGGCGTGCGAATATTTCCAATGGTGTGATGAAAACCCATGGACAACAAGAAAGGCTATACAACGTACCATGCCTGTTAGACGCAAAAAAGGTAAAAGAACAGAAACTGTTAATGAACAGCAAACACAACAAGAAGTTTCACCTACACAGCGCCCCTACTCTCTCACCGGATTATGTATCTATCTAGGTACTTCATCACGTTGGTGGAGTAGCTTCAGAAGTGAATGCATGAAAAAAAATGATGAAGATTTTTTGCACGTCATCGCGCGGGTGGAAGAAACCATCGAGACTCAACAATTTGAAGGAGCCTGTGTTGGCGCTTTCAATGCAAACATTATAGCCCGAAAGCTAGGGTTGTCCGACAAACAGGAAGTGGATCATACAACACAAGGCAAACCCTTCAACGGATTTGACTTTCTTCCCTATACTCCCGAAGCTGACAAATTGAAGTGATATGGAGCAAAAGGTTAACTTAAAACAGCGATTGGCATACAATTTTCTTCGTGACAGCAAAACGAAATTTTTATTGTATGGTGGTGCCGGAGGTGGTGGTAAATCATGGCTAGGCTGTGAATGGCTGATGCAATGTGCCTACTATCTTCCCGGTACTCGCTGGTTTGTTGGCCGAAATAATTTGAAGGATAGCCGTGAGTCCGTTACCGTGACCTTCAATAAGGTAGCATCTTCTCACAGCTTCACGGCATACAAGACAACAAATGAAGGGATAGCCTTCGACAACGGAAGTGAAATCGTTTATATTGACTTGACGTATTATCCGGTGAAAGATCCGATGTATGAACGATTGGGGTCTAAGGAATATACAGGAGGATGGATAGAGGAAGCTGGTGAAGTGCACTACCTTGCCTTCGAAGTCTTGAAAACCCGTATCGGCCGCCACATGAACGATGTATATCATGTACCCGGAAAGATACTTATCACCTGCAACCCAAAGAAAAACTGGCTATACCGTGAATTCTACAAGCCCTGGAAAGAAGACAAATTACAAGCTCCTTATGCTTTTATCCAAGCTTTGGTGCAGGATAATCCTTGGGCAACAGAAGACTACATCGAAAGTCTTCGGAACACAAAAGACCGGGTAACAAAGGAACGCCTATATTTCGGCAATTGGGAGTATGATAATGACCCGACTGCCCTGTGTAACTACGACGCTATCTGTGACTTGTTCACGAATGAGTTCATTGCTCCTGCAGGTGAATCTACCGGTTCTGCAGACCTTGCAATGAAGGGACGAGACAGATTTATCGCCGGTCATTGGAAAGGGAATGTGTGTTTTATCAAACTGGATCAGGAATACAGTACTGGAAAATCCATTGAAACAGACCTGAAGCGGATGATGATAGAATGCTCTATTCCTCGTAGTAAGATGATTGCGGACTCTGACGGATTGGGGAACTATCTTGAAAGCTATCTGAACGGTATCAAGGAGTTTCATGGAGGAGCACGACCTATTAATCCTGAATTTGACAATTTGAAATCAGAGTGTGCCTTCAAACTGGCTGAGATGATTAACAATCGATTGCTTCGTATCGTATGCACGGAAGCACAGCGGGAACGGATCATTGAAGAATTGTCAGTTCTCAAACAAGCACATATTGATGCAGACACACGGAAGAAAGGAATAATCAGCAAAGAAAAAATGAAAGAAATATTAGGTCATTCCACAGATTACCTTGATATGCTGATAATGGCAATGATATTCCGTATCAAACCAACACCCAAACGACCAAAAGCAAAAATAGGAAAGATATGACAGTAAAAGAATTTTTGACAATAAGCAGCATTGCCATCGAACCTGAGGTTATCAGGACCAAGTTGGATGAACTGAGAAAACCTTATCAACTAGGGCAGTATAAGACACCAGATACCCTAAACGACATAAATATGGGAGAACTGATGCAACTGCAATCCATCGAAACAGAACACGATATATTGTTCGTTCCCTGTACTGTACTGATGGGGCTGAGTAAACGTTATATATCCCAACTTCCAGCTAGCGATGTACTGGGATTCGTACAATGGGTGGCCAAAGAAGTTGAACGAATAAATAAACTATTCGCGTCGACTAATGTACCACCCACACCCGAAGAGAAGCAAGCAGGATCCGAATTGCTAAATTTTGGACCTTTCGGCATGATTGATTACTATGCGCAGCGCATGGGTATCACTGATCATGCAGAAGTAGACAGCGTGCCATGGGTCAGAGTATATAAATGTCTTGACATGGACGCCAAAAGAGTAAGATTCGAACGTAGATTAAGAAACATATTAAGTAAGAAGAAATGACGGTAGAGCAAAAAATTAAAAAGATAGTAGACTCCATGGAGGGTGTAAGTTACCTTTTTGACAACTGGCAAACAGCCAATATAAGACTGGACAAGATTAAATTGCCGGCAGTGCTTAATCTCCTTCCTGTAAGCGGAACTTTTAATCTAGGCAGACAGCAGTTAAGAGACTGCCCTAACTGTATGATGGCCTTCATGGATAAAACCAAGTTCGATTTTGATGGCACAGAAAATGATGCAGTGATAGAAGGATGCAAGAATAAAGCCAAAGAATTCATATTGCTATTGAACAGGAGTGGGATGTTCAAAGAAATATCAGGAGATATCCCTTATTCTGTTTTCTATGACAAGCTGGATGTTAATGTAACCGGAATAGTTATCCAACTTAAGTTAGAAGAGATAATGGGTACTGTTATTTGCAACAAGAGCGTGAAAGAGATTGTATATGGCAGCAGAAACTAAAGCCGGAACCCTAAGGATAATAGGTGAAGAGCTGGAAGCGTTACGCAAGCGAATTATAGCCAACCATGAAGCAGCCGGACAAGTAGCCAGTGGAAGGACAAAGGGCAGTCTGAAAGTAGAAATGTCGGAGGACGGAGGCGTTTTGTGGGGCAGGCAGGCATTCGCAGTACTAGAAACCGGACGTGGGCCAGGGAAAGTTCCGAAAGGATTTTACAAGATTATCCGCCAATGGGTGGAAGATAAGGGTATACAAGTAAAGAAGCCCGATTCCTTCGCCTACCTTGTCGCTAGAAAGATAGCCAAGGAAGGAACGGAACTATACCGAAACAGAAAACATGAGGAAATCTATTCCCGTGATCTAGAAAATACCGTGGACAATATAGCTAGCAGGGTATCGGCTATATATGAAACAGAAGTTGAACATATAAATCTGAATTTCGACAATGAGAACACATACGATAGATAATACAACAATTGAATATCCTGACCAAATAGGATTCTGCTTTAATCCTGTGATAATAAATATCCTTGGCGGAAACTATCAATCTGTTACTGCAACGGTAACGGACACCACCACAGCCACATCAGACAGAGAGAACAGAGCGACGTTCGGTGGTTCCTGCTTCTTTGACCTATCATTCTATACGCAGAGCTATTTTGACGAATACAGAGAAGTCGATTACAAGTCAACTCACGCCGAAGATAGTAAGTTAGGACGTCTGTTTAGCATAGAGCTTGATATGTATAACGAATCAGGAACACTTGAAAACAGCTTCCAGTTCAACGTATTCATATTGTGGGGAGCCAGTAAGGTTGGAGAGCAGTATAATGGAAGCCGAGTGCTGACATGGTTCAAAAACTACCCATTCTCTGTAGGCTTATACTCTGCAACATCAGGGAATGTAAAAGTAACTATAGATGGTTCCGAAAGCTCCCCTATCGCATTATCAGGACAAAATGCATGGAATATCATTCTTGCTGGAATAGATGCTTCAGACAGGGTGGAATTTTATCTACCTGGAAGTAATACGGCAGCATCTGTTTTTGACCACACCTTTGATTTCACCTTCCGAGGGCTGCTCAATATGGCCACAAAGATCACTTGTAAGGTTGACAATTCAGACTGTGGAATATACTTGAGATGGATCAACCGCCATGGAATGTGGTGTTACTGGCTATTCATGCAAGGAAACGAGACTTCGCAGGTATCCAATGACGGAGAGTTCATCAGAAACAATATGCAGGATTACAGTTACAAGAACGGATACCATGGAGGTAGCGGACGAAAGCAAAGGAAAATGGAAGAAACGACACTTCCCGTATGCGCTCCATTAATAGACAGCATAACTTATGACTTCCTTTACCAAATGGCCACATCTCCTGTTGTTGATATGTTCATGGGCTATGATGATAACGGTAACGCCAGATGGATGGCCGTAAATGTGTCTGTGGGAAATTTCGTCAAACAGCGGGTATCACTGCAAGACTTTGAAGCGAACATTATATTACCTGAAACTAACGTGCAGAGCTTATGAGAAATGAATTATTATATGTCGGTGCCAACAACAAATTAGTAGATATGGATGACAGCACCAATATCACATTAAAATACAAGAATAATATATTCACCGATATAGGCAAAATTGTAAGTAACACAAGCTACACTATTAAACTTCCAAACACAGTGAGGAATCAGTCTGCATTTCTTCACGCAGACCTGCCATCCTGCCAATATTCCGTTGCTTCATTTTACCTTGACGCTAGATACATAAGAAACGGAGTAGAAATTATCAAAGGGGCAAAAATATACTTGATAGGCACGTCTGATGTGTTTGAAACCGCATTAATATGGGGAAACGCAACACAATTTTCAAGTATTGCCAATGAAGAAAAAAAACTGCAAGATTTAAAAGAACGTTGGCATTATGAAAGCCAAGGGAATGATCCATTTCCTGATTATTACATCGAATGGAATAGCGGAAAGAACGTAAGCCAATATGATAGTCATGGAGATTTCTTTTTCCCAAAAGTAAATTACAATATACGTTCAGCCGATAAAGATTTACCCTATCATCCGGCAGTTAAAGCAACATGGATTTTAGAACATATATCACTTGATAATGATGTGATATTCATTTTTCCAAGTGAACAGCAAGCAGTCTTGAACAAGCTGTTTATCCCATTGCTGACAAGAAATGACGGGTTGGAATTCTCTCAAAAGAATGAACTGTGGTTGAATGCAAAATATTACCTTAACCAAGGAACCGGGCCTATTGAACTTTACTTCGAAAACAAAGAATATTCATCATATTATGGAACGGTAAATAAAAGCTCGCTAAGCGAAGGCACATTCATTAGTGGAATAAAGACAAAAGGAAACTCCATAAAGCTCAATGCTTCAGGCAAAGTATCAATACATACTTTAACTTCTTTCTATCCCAGCAATGCAGCCATGATAGCTTATTATATTGAGAACGGAGAGAACAATGAAATATTCAACATAGGATATACGGATATAATAAGCAATGGAGGAAACTCTTACAATATTACGTTTGAGTTCGAAGGTGTAGAGTCTGACTCAGTAAACAAAGGTACAGATATCCGGTTTGGATTCACAAATATCGGATTTATTGCAGACGTATCAAACGGTGTAGATGGAATCATAAATCTAAGAATGGAAAACAGCCTTGTATCGCCCAAGCAACCAGACGAAAGTATTCTTAACGGGAATGGTCATTACCCCATTATACCAAATTTGCCAGATATGACACAGCTTGATTTTATTAAAGCAATATCTACCATGCTAGGCGTATTTGCATATCCTATTGAAGGCACGAACATTATAAGATTTATGTCTGTCGATGATATCATAAAGAAAAAAGAACAAGCGTACAATTGGACTAGACGGGTAATAGCATCGTATATGGCCAACAAGCCTAAAGAAATGAAATTCACTATCGATGGCTTTGCACAAAGAAATATACTTAAATACAAAGACGATGATACGGTAAAAGGCAACTACAGTGGAGAAATTACTTGCTTGATCAGCTCATTAGAGAAGTCTAGAGAAATGGCAGAGTTGAAATTTGCAGGATGCGACATGAGAGGAATTACAGCATTCATACGATTGTACAAATATGACGGAGAGGGAAAGGCTGAACTGCAAAAAGTTCAACCAAGAATACTTCTCGAGGAAAACAATGGAGGTCTATCAAATGGAACCTTCACACAATTGTCGTTCACAGATATCATAAAAAGATTCTACACAAGCTTTCAAAATGCAGTGTATACCCCCAAAATCATTAAAGAAAAAATAGAAATAACAGAAAAAGACTTGAGAGACTTAGATATGACCACTCCAGCATATCTGGCCCAATATGGGAAATATTATGCAATTCTATCCGTTACAGCAGAAAATACAGGAATAGCAAATGTTGAATTATTACAATTAGACATCTAAAATTATGGCAGACAAAGTAGAAAAGATACTTGATATCAAAGTGAATTATAATGAGGCTATCAAAGCTATAGCCGAGTATCAGACAAAAATCGACAAAGCCAAAGAAGCAGAGGCGAAACTGAAGGAACAGTTAAAGGCTGGAGACATAAAAAGGCAGCAGTACAATGAAGAAATGGCGGCATCTAAAGCCTATATCAACGACTGTAATGATTCGATACGTGTTATAACGAAAACAATGCAAAATCAGCTCAAGCAGGAGAAGGCACAAGAAAACAGCCTTGTTTCTCTCCGTGCCAAACTGTCAAACCTAACGGCTGAATACGATGCTTTATCCGAAGCGGAACGTAAAGGTGCTAGCGGCACAGAATTGAAAAACAAGATTAATGAGGTTACTGATGCTCTAAAGGGCGCTGAAGAAGGGACACAGCGGTATTACCGAAATGTTGGCAATTACAAGGAAGCTATAATGGAAGCCGCCAATGCCAATATCCCGTTCGTGCAGCAGATAAATGTAATGGTGACCTCCTTGGGTGGAGTAAGAAATTATTTGTCTGGAGTAAAAACAGAAATGCTTACTGTTTCGACCACCACAACCGGCTGGATTAAAGTTTTGAAACTGTTGAAAGTTGCTCTACTTGGAACTGGTATTGGAGTATTAATTGTAGCTTTAGGATCTTTGGTATCATGGTTCACCAAAACACAGAAGGGCGTGGAAGCAGCCAATAAAATAATGGGGGCTCTGGGTGCCACAGTAAATGTCTTAATAGACCGGGCAGGCAAGTTGGGAAGTGCTTTAGTGAATCTGTTTACCGGGAACTTCAAACAGGCGGGGAATGATGCCAAATCCATATTCGCTGGTATCGGTGATGAAATAGTCAATGAAACCAAACAGGCGTGGAAGCTGGCAGAAGTCTTGAATGAGATAGACAAGAGGGAAGTCATGCTGTCCATGTCACGTGCCGCTAACCGAGCTGAAATTGAGAAGCTGAAAAAAGCTGCTGACGACCAGACCCTGTCCACACAGGAACGTATCAAAGCTGCGGAAAAAGCTGCAGCAATGGAAAAGGAGGACTTAAAAATCCAAACAGACTTAGCGAAAGCAAGAATTGCCAATATGCTCGGATATACTAAAGTAACAAAGGAAGCCCTTAAGACCATTGAGGACATGCAAAAAGGAGCAATTACAGCAGATGAAGCTATTGGAAAAATCGGTATATCGGAAAGCACTATTGATGACCTTAGGAAATTAAGCGAAGAAGTAAACAGATTAAGTGAATTGGAAGAAAGCAGTTACACCCGTCAGACAGAGCAGCAAAACACCCTAAACTCTATCCGCCAGGAAGGTGCAGACAAAGCAAAGGAAGCAAAGCAAACAGAACTGGAAGCAGTAAGGGCAGCAGAAGATGCTATGCTTGCCTTAGTGAAAGACAAGAGAGAACAAGCACGGAAAGAGATTGAATTGAACTATTCCCGGCAGATTGAGGATTTGCAAATCAGTTTAAAGCAAGAAGAGAACCTTACCGCCAAGGCTCGTGAAGCCATCAACGCCAAAATAAAGGCTTTGGAACAACAAAAATCTATGGAGCTTAGCAAGTTGTCCGATGAGGAGCTGAAAAAAGAACTGGAGAACCGTTTAAAAATGATATCCCTGCAATTGGAATCGGTCAAGGAAGGCAGCGAGCAGGAGTATCAGTTAAAGATACAACAATTACAGGCACAATACGAGGCGGAACTCTCCAGCACAGAACAGACCGAAAAAATGAAACTTGCCATCAAAACTAAATATAACACTCAAATGGATGAACTTATAGCCGCCCATGAGCAGGATATTATCAACAAGCAACAGGAAGCCATGCGCATACGCTTTGAAACGGAAATCGCACAAGCATATGATAACGAAGAGGAAATTCTTCGTATAAGGATGGAACAAAAGAAAGCCGAGCTCGATAGCCTGCAGCAAATGGAAGGTGAAAGTATAGAAGCATTTAATCTTCGCAAGCTGGAAGCACAGAATGCTTATCTGGAATCCAAAAAAGAACTGAGCGATAAGGAGATTGAAATAGAACAAGCTAAATATGAAGCAATGGAACAGGTGACAAATGGCCTTGTAGCTCTCACAGAACAAATTGGGGAGTCTGACAGAGGATTTGCTATGGCAAGCAAAATGTTGGCTTTGGCAGAGATCGCCATCAATTCAGGTAAGGCGATCGCAAAAATGGTATCCGCTGAATCAGGGAAAGGTATTCTTGGTATAGCTACAATGGCATCAGGTATTGCAACAATCCTTTCTAACATTGCAAATGCTGTTAAGATAGTAAAAAGTGCTAAATTTGCAGAAGGTGGTTTGGTTACAGGACCGGGGACAGGAACGAGCGACAGTATTCCGGCACAGTTGTCGAATGGAGAATCCGTTATAACCGCCAAAGCTACGTCCATGTTCGCCCCTATCCTATCATCCTTCAATATGATGGGTGGAGGTGTACCTATTAATGTAACAGCAACGAATAATCAAACTTTAGGCGAAGATATGCTGGCCAGAGCAGTCGCCAAAGGAATGATGATGGCTCCTGCCCCTGTCGTTTCTGTAGAAGAGTTTACTTCAGTTGCGAATAGAATTAAATACATAGAAGAAAGCGGTAGTTTATGAAAGCATACGAACTATTATATATAAACAGGAACACTCTTAGGATAATGTCTGAAATGTCATTAGATGCATCAGATATTAAATACCTAGAAATGTATAAAGACTACACCCGTCTTACGGCTGAAGGTCATAAAAAGGCATATATCATGCAGTACCTGGCAGATGAATACAGCATTTCAGAAAGGACCATCTATAGAGTCATTGACAGGTTGTCCGTTGACGTTTCAATTCAATAAGGGGGAAGATTATTCTTCCCCTTATTTTTTTACTGACAAAGCGTGTCAGTGCTATTGTGTTCTGAAATTCTTATAGCCATATACCGTTTTTTACCTTTGCTTCAAAATAGATTATATATGGCGAAATTATACATCAACAAAGATATTGTTGCGGATAAAGACAAAATGGAAAATTGGTATCTAACTGGTGAAGAGGGATTGTCTTTTCCCGATATTCAAAATTTCCTATCTTGGATAGATCCGAATGACCACGTTATTGATATTGAGATACATTCATGCGGTGGTGATGCCGTTGAAGGGTATGCCATTTATGACGCCTTACGTGCTTCAGGAAAGCAAATCAGCTGTACTGCAGTAGGACGATGTGCATCCATGGCAACCGTGATATTATTGGCCGCTGCAAAAGAAAGACGTTTTGCTTATCCACATGCAAAGTTTCTTATTCACAAGCCTTATATGGCTTCATACGATGGAGACCTTGATCTTGAAACCCTAGAATCAATAAAATCAAACTTGGAGAGTGAAAAAAACAAGATGCTAGCTTTGTATGTAGAACGCACAGGATCGGAAGCCTCAGTTATCGAAGCCCAAATGAATAAAGCCGGTTGGTTTGGTGGTGAAACAGCCAAACAATTAGGTTTTATCACGACCGTTCTTATGCCTACAACTGCCAAAGGGAGAACTTACACATTTAATAACAAAAAAATGAACAAAGAAAAAGAAGTAACAGTGAAGCAGACTATCATAGACAGGCTGCTGGCCAAATGCGGCTATCAAAAAATTGAAGACGTACAGGTCGTATCTATGGAATTGACAAATGCCGAAGGTAACACGCTTACCGTGGAAAGAGATGAAGGTGAACCCCAAGTAGGAGATACAGCAAGTCCCGATGGCGAACATGTCATGCCTGACGGAAAGACTATCATTGTGACAGATGGCGTTATTACAGAAATTAAAGATCCTGATGAATTGGAAGAGGATGAAGTGAAAGCTTTAAAAGCCCGTATAGAAGAGTTGGAAACTGAGAATGCTTCTCTAAAGACGAATGCCCGTACCATTGAGGACAACAAGATTCTGAACGCAGTCCGTATGGCCGGGGGCGAAAACTGGCTGGCAAAACATTGTAGTACTTATAAAGTGTCAGCTCGTACCCAAACGTTCAACAAGGGTATAAAAGGAGTAGAAGAAAATGAAACGCCTATTCAGAGAAAACTTCGTGAAGAAAGAGAAAAAAGAAACAACAAGTAATAAAAGGAGGGGAAATGCCTATTTTAGATTTTGACAAACTTACACCTGATAATCAGGCTGTAAAAGACTTGAAAGACCTTATTCAGTTAACAGTCTTTCAAAACGAGGACATGGAGCGTTTTATGACGTTTATGCCCAATGTGACTAACGGTAAAAAAGCAGGTTTTATCGGTGAAATGGAAGATATCGGAGTAGCCGGCTCCGGATGCGACCCTGAATATAAAAAAGTGGCTATCGCTGCCGCCCAAAAGGAATGGGAAATCGGGGATTGGCAAATTCCTTTGGAAATGTGCTATACAGACTTGGAAAACACCATTGCCAAGTACTGCCTTAAAACGGGAACAAATATAGGAGACCTGACATCGACCGAATATATGGACGGTATTGTACTGCCGAAGCTGTCTGAAGCTATGATGAAAATGATGTGGCGTTTTACATGGTTTGGAGATAAATCAGCAGCGTCTGTCACTGGAGGTGGTCAAATCACTGACGGAGTAAACATCGAACTATTTAAAACATGTGACGGTTTTTTCAAACGTCTGTTTGCCATCTGTACCAACAATGCCGAACAGCACACTGAAATTGCAGCCAACGCAGAAGAATCATATGCATTACAAAAATCAAAGATGAAAGAAACAGGCATTGCCACATCAATATTCGATGCGATGTTGCAAGATGCCGACAGCCGGATTTTCCAAAAAGACGGATGCGCAATTTTCGCCACCAAGTCAATGTGCGATGCTCTGACTCACGATATGAAAGAAAAGTACAAGGTAATCATGCCCTGGGAAGTTGTATTTGACGGTGTAGAGGTCAGCAAATACGATGGAACAACCATCGTTAAATGTTCCATTTGGGATAGATTTATTCAAGCCTATCAGAACAACAAAACCAAACTTAACTTACCGCATCGTGCTGTTTTATGTTCTCCTGAGAACTTGATGTATGGATGTGAGGGCACCGAACCGATGTCGGACTTGGATATCTGGTTTGATAAGAAAGCCCGCAAGAACTACATTTATTCAACAGGAAAATTAGGTTCCATGATTGGCGAAGATGAGTTGGTACAGGTAGCATACTAACGAAAAAGAGCAAATATGGCAATATGTGATATAACAATCAAAAAGGACATCGCACCATCGTGCGATGATCCTATCGTTCCCGGGCTGGAACAGGAAGGTGTGATAATGAATCGCGCAGACGTGGATTTCGGTGCGGTTACATTCAACGCAACCCGTAAGAATGTGATCGAAACTCTTGCACTGAAAACAGGTAAAAAAGGTTACAAGGTACAGGTATTCGGTGCAACCCCCTTTACTGGTACCAATACAACCTTGGCAACAGGAACCTATCGTAACACGTTTACTAACACAGTGAACATGGTTGTATTAGCAAATGACCCCGATGTATGCAATGACATTATTGACGGGCTTGCTAACGGTGATTTTGTCGTTGTATTGGAAAATAAAGCCAAAGGGTTAAATAAAACCGAAAATCCGGGAGATTCAGCTTTCCAGGTTTACGGTTACTACCAAGGTTTGAAAGCCGCAGAGATCGGCAATGACAAGTATTCCGAAGAAACGGAAGGGGGATGGAATATCTCTTTGCAAGAAACCAAGGTTCCCAAATCAGCATTATTCTTGTACAAAACATCTTACGATGCGACAAAAACGCTTGTTGAAACACTGACAAAACCAACTGAATGATTATGGAGTTAGAAGAAGTGGTTGATAAATTAAAGGAGCTAGGAGAACTTCCCTCCTACTCCTCTTCTGATAAATCGGAGATAGAAAGATTGTACAAGGAAGTATTAGGAAAAGAATTCACCAAGACATCGTGTAACGACTGCTATCGCGATGCTGTAATCGAAATGACTGTTTACATCAAAAAGAATAACCGTATGAAAGAAAAATGTAATTACATATTAAAGAATGGTGTCCTGCTTCAACCGGAGTTCGGAAGCAATAAAATGTACACTAATGACAACCTCACTGATGAAGTTGCTGAAAAGTACCTTGCCAAAAATCCGAAAGGTGAAATTTATTTCGCCCATGTACCTACGGACTGGAAAGAACGTGTTAACAAATGTGGATACAATCAAAGCCTGCTTGATTCAATGGTAGAATCATTACAAGACGGAGTTTCTGAAGAATCCGTGGCTGACACGTTGAAAGATTTCCAAATCAACGGCAAGAAAATCAGTAAAAAAGTTCTGAATCTGCATCTAAGCAAGGCCATTGAAATTGTGAACGCAATGAATGGAGAAGGCGAAGATAAAGTTGAATAAAAGAAATAAAGGACGAACGTAAACCTCGCGAATATGAGAGTAAGAGATCTAAAAAAGAAAAGCAGTAACCGCATTGATACAAGCTATTTACAAAATCTAGGAATTCAAGCCTACGGACAGGACAACCTATATCCGCAGACATTAAAGAATATCATTGCTGCAAGCTCTACTGCATCTGAATGCTCAGACCGTTTCGCTGACTTCATTGAAGGAAACGGATTCCGTGAGGTTGCTTTTTCCAAATATGTAGTCAATCGAAAAGGTGACACATTGGATGATGTGCACATGTTACTATGTAAAGACATGTCCGAACTCAATGGAATAGCAATCCATGTTAACTACAATGTTTTCTGTGAGATAGTGGAGATGCAGCACGTACCATTTGAAAATTGCCGTCTGACAGAAGAAGATGAAAACGGTTATGTGGCAAAAATAGCAGTACATCCAGACTGGAGCGGAAAGAAGACACGTAAAGGGAAAGCTCTGCAGGTCAAGAAAGAAAACATCGACTATATAGATGTTTTTAACCCTCAAAAAGATGTTATACTGGCTCAAATAGAAGCAGCCGGAGGCATTGAATACTACAAAGGTCAAATCCTATGGGTGTCAATGGCCGGGAAAAATACTTATCCAGTCGGAAAAGGTGACCGGGTAGCTACAGAGATGAGTACCGATGAAGGTCTGTCCAATGTCAAGTACAGAAATGTACGAAATAATTTCTTCCCTGGCGCTATGATATTCACCAAAAAGGGATCGAACATAACCTTTGACGAAGAAGGCAACGAAGTGAAAGATACAGACGATGATGACAGTTTCTCAAATACACTCATCCAGTTGCAAGGTGATACGAATGCAGCAAAGATCATGGAAGTTACTTTAGAAAACGATGAGGAAAAGCCTGAAATAGTAAATATGAACTCACAAAATTACGACAAAGAATTTACCGTTACTGACGCAAGTGTGGTTGAACGTATTTATTCAGCTTATGGCCAAGAGCCATGGTATTGCATCCGTATTGGTAAAGTCGGATTCTCAGGCGATATTTTGGAAGATGCTTTCGAGTATTACAATTCTATCGTAAGCAAGCAACAGCGCTTAATAGAGCGTACCTTTAGCCGTATATTCAGCTATTGGTATGAGGTAGTCAACCCCTCTAATGATTATAGTGTTGAACCATTAAAGTATGTACGAAATGCAGCAGTATCTAATAACAACAGATGAGGTATCGGCTTTGTCTCGCGGAATGTCTGTACATCTCGATCCTGACAAGATAGAAACCTACATCCGTGAGTCGGAGAATATCTACATCAAATCAGCGTTGGGAGACGAACTGTTCCTTGACGTGAAAAAAAATCCTGAAAAATACCAGCTACTGCTTGACGGAGGTACTTATGAAACTAAATGTAAAAAGAAGATAATCATCACTGGACTTCGCGTAGCTTTGGCTTATTATACCTATGCCTGTATTGTCAAAAATGGAGATGGAAATGTATCCCGTTTCGGCTTCGTGAACAAGGAAGGTGAATATAGCAGTCATACAGTATTCAAGGAAAAGATGATGGTGTATAGCGATGCATGTAGTATAGCTGACCGCTACCTGAAAGAATGCGTGCTTTACCTAAAAGAATGCGGTATGCCACTTTATAACGGTGAAGGGAAATTAAAATCTAATAGAACTGTTTTTCGTGTAATAGGAGAATGAGCGATTCTGTTGACATATTAAAGAAACTGGCTCTTCAAGTAAGAAACGCATCTGTAGAAGGAGAGAATACAGCTGAAAGAATTGGGCGCATATTTATCGGGATTCTAGAAAACATGGATAATTCTGATATAGAAAAGCTCACCAAATACTTTTTACGCAAAGATAAAGAAGACACTGCCAATGAGCTGATCACGTTCCTGAAAGGTTTTTTGGTTGGTAAGAATGGTAGTGGAATTACTGTATTGGAAGATGGTACCTCTCAAGCCGTTGTTGACCGGCTTTATGTGAAGGTTAAGGCTGTCTTTGATGAACTTGAAGTGAAAAAGAAAACGCATGTTGGTGGTGAACAGATCATATCTCCGGCCGGAATGAAGTGTGTCAGGGTGGAGGAACTTGATGAGAGCTACCGCTGTTTCTTTTTGTCGGAAGTCGATGGAGTGACAATCAATAACGAATTTACAGTCGGTACATTAGCATTAGCCCAAGAATTTAACATTAAAGAAGGAACATCTCACAATGTATCCAACCGCTACTACTGGCGCGAGGTGACAGGTGTAGGAACTGACTATATTGACTTGAACAAAACTAATGCCGATAAGGACAGTGATATCCCGGTTGCCGGTGATGATATTATTGGTTTGGGACACTTGACGGATATCACCCGTCAGGCAGCTATAATCCTTTCTTCTGTTAATGAAACTTCCCCTTCCATTACTTTCTATCAAGGTATCAATACCTTTTCTTTGGTTGGCAAAGAAGTTATCGGGCTGGGCTTTGACAAGTCCACCGGACACGCCTATATCAATGTGTATGGTGATGCCTATATCGGTGCCAAGGATGAGAGCACTTACATCCGTTATACACAAAAAGGCGGTGTTGATATCAAGGGTATGTTCCATATCGAGCAGGGTTCCACCGGATGGCGAAATATGGAAGGTCTTCCGGATGAGATACAGGCTGCTGCAGATCTTGCCCAAGATGCTAAGGATGCGATAGATAACGCCGCCGTTGGCAGTGTAAATCTGTTGCGCAATTCCGGGTTTACTGGAGATTACGAAACGGAGGAACTGTCTGCCACTACCGAGTTATCAGCGGCCACCGAGCTATACAGCAAGCAACTCAAGCATTGGACGGGTGTGGCTACCGTATCCGCGGACAGTGCTGCCGGCTCCGGATACTCTGCCGCAATCGGTAGTTTGTCTCAGTCTGTATCATTAATTAAAGGAGAAAGTTATGTTATCAGCTATAAAGCAAAGGGTACATCTGTGTCTGTTTCGTGTGGTGATTTCAGCACAACTCAGCCTCTTACGTCCTCTTATCAGAGATATACCCATAAGATCACCTTCAATGGCAGTGGTATATTTCTTATTAGTGGTACCGCAACCGTTTGTGACCTTCAATTAGAGCGTGGAACCATCGCCACAGACTGGAAACCGTCCATTCTTGATAATGACAAGGCAACAGCCGGTTTTCAGGCGATTAATTATATCGCCAGTGCAATCAAGGATGGTTCTGTGGACATCCTTGGCGGTCTGATCCTTGCCAATATGATCCAACTGGGCAACTACAAGGATGGCAAGATGCAAAAGGTCACCGCCGGAGTGAGCGGCATATACAATGACGATGATGATGTGGCATTCTGGGCAGGTGGCACGCTGCAACAGGCTATATTAACCGTAATGAGGTTTCGTAATGATCCGAATTATCAACCCACCGATGAAGAATGGGCGAATATGGCGAACTTCGTTGCCACTCATGGTGGCGATACGTTCCTGCGCGGCTATATTTATGCCTTGGGTGGTAAGTTCAGAGGTGTGGTTGAAGCCTTGGGCGGATTTTTCCGCGGAAAAGTAGAAACATCTGTTGACGGGAAACGCATTGTCATTGATCCGGATAAAAATACTCTTGAAATGTACACGACTGAAGGACATACCACCTTGATATTAAGGTTCGACACATCATCGGACGGATGGGAATATGGTGATTTGATTTTGCGGAAATATGCAGGGGACCAATTGATACTAGAAACGACTGTATATCCGGAACGTATCAGAATACAGAATCATGTGGAAAATACGGATATCATTCTTAATCCCAATAACGTATCCTTCTATGGTTCTAAAGGCGAAACGCTGTTAGTCGGAATGAAACCGGTATATAATGGAGTGGGTGTGTATAAGCATGTGGCCAATATTGATTGCAGTAATTGGCCGGGGAAAGATGATGTTTCGTCAGGTCAGGTATATGTGGAATATGAGACAGTAGAAGGAGTCGTGACAAACGGGACTTTAAAAGTAAAGAAGTGATATGGAACTGAATAGTATTAACAAGACAGGTACTTGGAGTGAGGCGGCAGACCGTCTTAACAACAACTTTAGTAAGACTTCTACCGAACTAGAAAAGGTCAAGCAGAACGGTATCCGCAACAAGGGATTATTTTCTACTCTTAAATTGCTGGAAGAGGCTGTTCCATCTCCTGTTGTAGGTGACTGGGCTGTTGTGGGGGATACCATACCGGGCCCTATATATGAATGCAAGATAAAGGGGGCATGGAGTCCTACAGGCACGACAGGAGGTGGCGGAAGTGTTGACTTGAACGGATACCTGACAGCCGAGGAGATAGACGATGTAACATCAATATTATAGTTATGAGAATCAATTATCAGTCCGATTTTAAAATCATAGAGAAGAACTTGAACGGGGATGTGAATACTCCCTTCCGGTTCACTTACCGCACAGTCCTGTCGGGGTGTGTCGTTGCGGAGTTTGACGGGCACGGGTACAAGAACTGCCGCAGGCTTGATGATGGTGGTCTGCTGGTCATTTTTGACAGGCATGGACTACGTCCCGGTGCTCTGTCGGTCAAACGCGAATACTATCTTTCCGATGCTGATTTTGCCGATGGCATCTGCAATCTTGTATCGGTGGAGAATACAGGTGTTATCCTCGTTGCCGGAAAGACGGATGAGAGCACGGCGGAGATCATTTCCTATCCGGATTATGCCGCATACAATGCGGTGCAGAGCGTCCCTCTGTCAGAGAGGGAGTATGATGATGTGCTGAGTGATTTTGTACCTCCTCTGCCACCGGAAGAGAAATAATGATTTAATAGTTAAATAAATAGTTACATAAAATAATGATAGCTTAAGTTCCCCCGGAACTTAGGCTAATAATAAGATACATTATGGTAAAAATGCATAA